ATATAATATACTGTAGGAGGCCAAAAGATGCACGACATAACAAGGTGGACGAGTCACGAGTTATCAGCTATGAGTAAGTTAGGTGCTCGTGTACGACAACTACAGGAAGACGTACCCACGAGAGAGGATGGACTGCCTTTGGGGTACGTAGACAGCGCGGTACTCGCAACTTTGACCCCTTCTGACGACCCCTCTGCAGCGATCGTACCGATCAGCTATCTCGACGGGTTTCCTACAGTTAACGGGGTGCCAATCTGGGAACGTCTAGAAAACGAATGTTTTGAGCATTATGAGTTGTTCAAAGCGTATAGAGACATGTATCATAGCGAGGATACACGCTCTATTCACGAGATCGCACGACGGAAAAACGTGCGAGTCGAGTGTGTACAAGCGTTAGCACTGCTAAATCACTGGGCAATTCGCTGTTCAGCGTACGATAAGTGGGTAGACACGGTGCGCGAGAACACACGTCAACGTATGATTCGCGACCTGGAAGGCGAGCATGCTAAAGCAGCTCGGAAGATATTCAACAAGTGTATGGACTATATTGACAGACAATTTTCGAATATACCACCGAAACAAGTGCTTGAATGGTTCCAAACTGCCGTAAAACTGCACAGATTAAGCCTGGGATTGAGTCCTGACAAACCACCTACTCACGGTGAGGGCGGCGAAAAAATAACGCCAACCATCAATATCAATCAGCAATTCAACAGTAGTGGCGGCGAGATGCCGTCGATGAACAGCTCGAAAGAAATGATGCAAATACTATCTATACTGAAAGATAGCGGTGTACTTGACAGTGAGCAGGAGGTAATCGACATTGAATCTGACGGAGGATCAACTTCAGCAGCTGAAGAGAATAACAACTCCAAGGATGACTAAGTATATTCGAGTGAAGCCTACACCAAAACAGGCGGCTTTTCTGCTGTTAGACTGCTTAGAAGCGTTCTATGGTGGGGCGGCTGGAGGTGGCAAAAGTTCCGCTCTACTCGCTGCAGCTCTACAGTACGTAGATATACCAGGATACAACGCGATTCTCTTCCGTCGTACTTACAGCGACTTAGCACTGCCAGGAGCGTTAATGGATCGTGCTAGAGCATGGTTAAAACCATTTCCTGAAGTTAGGTGGAATGAGAAGGATAAGACTTGGATATTTCCGTCGGGAGCGAGGCTAACATTTGGTTATCTTGAGCACGAATCAGATAAGTTTAGATATCAGTCGGCTGAATTCCAGTTTATAGGATTCGATGAGCTAACACAGTTTACCGAAACTCAGTACAGATATCTATTTTCGCGTCTTAGAAGATTGAAGGGGGTCAACATTCCGATTCGCATGAGGGCTGCTAGCAACCCAGGCGGCGAAGGTCACGATTGGGTGAAGCAGAGATTCATAGTAGAAGGAAAATTCAAAGGCCGGGTTTTCATACCGGCTAGGTTAGAAGATAATCCGCATCTAGATGCTGAGCAGTATGAAGAAAGCTTGAAGCAGTTAGATCCGGTGACGAGAGAACAGTTACGGAACGGTAACTGGGATATTAAAGTCGAAGGTAATATGTTCCACCGTTCTTGGTTCGAGATAGTATCATATGCGCCTAAATGCAGCAGAGTAGTAAGATATTGGGATTTTGCAAGTACAGAGAGGAGTAAGAAGAATAGGGATCCTGACTGGACGGCGAGTGTGAAGCTCGGAGAGCGGAATGGCATCTATTATGTTATGGATGTTAAGAGAGTGAGATCCCAGCCGTTAGGCGTTGAACTGCTAGTAAGACATACAGCCAGCCTCGATGGTAGAGCTGTTCCGATTTGGATTGAGCAAGAACCTGGTTCCAGTGGAGCGTTTGTTGTCGATCACTACGCAAGGAACGTACTGAAAGGGTACGCGGTGAGGGGCAACCGCGCTACTGGTAGTAAGCTGTTAAGGGCGGATCCGGTGAGCAGTGCTGCCGAAGGAGGAAGAATCAAACTCGTTAAAGGTTCTTGGATTAACGACTTTCTAGATGAGCTAGTACTGTTTCCAAGTGGTAGTCATGACGACCAGGTAGACGCTCTATCGGGTGCCTTTGAGGTAATTAGCAAGGCGATTAGTCTGAGTGCTGTGCCCACGTCAGTAGGAAACGAGCAATCGTATTGGCAAGGAGCCGGCTAATGAGGAGGTGAATTCGTGGCTGTACCATCGTTTGCAGAGATAGGATATACCGGATTAAATAGATGGGGAGGAAACGTTTACGAAGAGTTTCTTCCTCAGTTAAAGGGCAAAAAGGCCATAAAAGTATATAAGGAAATGAGCATGAACGACGCTACTATAGGTGCTATACTATTTGCAGCCAAGTTACTTGCGCGAAGGGCAGAGTGGAGAGTAAGAGCCGCATCAGACTCTAGAGCCGACTTAGAAGCTAAGGAGTTTCTAGAGAGCTGTATGGATGACATGTCAATTACATGGACCAACACTATAGCTGAAATTTTGTCTATGATAGTATACGGATGGAGCTATCACGAGATTGTGTACAAGCGGCGGCTAGGGGCTTCACGTGATGAGAGGCACAAGAGCAAGTATAATGATGGTAGAATCGGGTGGCGTAAGCTACCTGGAAGAGCGCAGATAACTATGAACAGATGGTTGTTCGATGAAACTGGTGGTATACAGGGAATGGAGCAGCTTGGTCCTCCAGACTATAAAGCTGTTGTGATACCTATCGAGAAAGCTTTACTATTCCGTACAGAGGCTGATAGCAACAACCCCGAGGGACGATCGCTGATCCGTAATGCTTACCGCGCTTGGTTTTTCAAGAAACGTATCGAAGAAATAGAAGGAATAGGTATAGAACGCGACCTGGCAGGATTACCGGTACTTATACCTCCTGATGGAGTAGATCTGTGGAATGATAATGATGAAGATGCTAGAAAGCTTAGACAGATCGCTGAGTCTCTAGTAAGGAATATAAGGCGTGATGAGAATGAAGGTATAGTTTTACCCTTTGGCTGGGAGCTGAAGCTAGTAAATACTGGCTCTCGAAGACAATTTGACACGAATGCAATTATTAACAGGTATGACCAGAGGATTGCGATTACCATATTAGCAGATATGGTGATGCTAGGAGCAGATAAAGTAGGTAGTTTTGCGCTGGCAGATGTAAAGAAGAGTCTATTTTCAACTGCATTAGAAGCCTTGTTGGATTCAATAGCAGACGTTTTTAACAGGTATGCGATACCTCGTTTGTTTGAACTAAATTCGTTCCCACGTATATCTGGTTTACCTAAGCTAGAACACGGTGAAGTAGAAGCGCCAAGCTTGGATGAGCTCGCTAAGTACATTTCTGCATTATCCGGAGCTCAGATGCCGTTATTCCCAGATACGGATCTGGAAAACTATCTAAGACGTGTAGCTAGGATGCCACAGATTAGTGGGAATAGGCAACTGCCACAGAAGGGGGGTAGCGAGAGTGCCATACAGGACGAATAGAGAGCTGCCAGATAATGTGAAGGGAGCGTTACCGTCGGAAGCACAGACAGTGTGGAGGACAGCATTCAATAGTGCAGTAGGTCAAGGTAAAAGCGAGGAAGATGCGTTCAAGATAGCCTGGGGTGCTGTAAAGAGAGGTTGGAAAAAGAACGAGCAAGGAAGTTGGGTTAAAAAGGAACTTACTAAGAACGCTCGACTTATACTTAAAGATGCTGTACGTAGATACACTCTTGGAGTGGTCTATGAACCGGATGTAGCAGACGCCGATGGCGACTTTACTGATGAGGCAGAAATAGAGAAAGCCTGCTGGAGCTTCAATAAAATGCTGCAAGGGAAGACATCGATAAATAAGACAGCACTACAGCTACTCGACGCTGTTGTAAAAGCGCTTCAGGATGGTGTAGAAGTGCGAGTCGATGTGACAGATTTAATGCAGCAGGTAGAAAAAGGAGGTGTGGGATTAGGATTCGCGCATGCCATATGGACTGATGATATAGGAGATATAGTAGAGAGTTATATCGCTCCTACGGATATGCAACTTGGTGACCAATACGTTTCTAAAGGTACTTGGCTGATGGGAGTTCAGTGGTCAGAAGCTTACTTCCAGAAGGTGCTAAATGGCGAGATCACTGGTTATTCCCTAGGAGGATATGGAGTGAGAGTACCTGTGGAAGGAGGTGATAGTAGTGCCGGAGAAGCGTAGCAAACTAGTTGATCTACAAGTTAAGGAAGTGTCGGGTGTTGGCAGTCCAGCGAACATGCGCAAGTTTCTGATAGTCAAGAGTGCTGACAGTGGTAAGCAGGAAACATTAATACAAAAACTACAGGCTATTGTAAAACGTTATCTACCGCCTAAAGATGACAGTGCGCGTACTTTTTACCAATCGTACGCTTACGAGACGCTGGATACTCAACTGTCTGACATGATGTACAACGCACAATATGCGCTGAAAGATTCTATCAAGTCCATCCTAGCAGATGCTTCTGTGACAAACAAGATGGAAGCTATCAACCAGGCGCTTAGCGATTTTAGCAATGTGATATCTAGTGCGATTTCAGATGCGCTAGCTCTAATACAAGGTGCAGGCGCTCTGTCAAGGACAGATATTACTACTAAAAGTGAGGAGGGAAATGCGGTGCCTATCAATGACGAGGTAATGAAGAAACTGCCGAAGGAAGTGCAGAAAGCCATCCGGAGGAGGCAAGCTGTACTAGCATTTATGAAGGAAGGAGGCGAAGAGCTGAGTGAAGATGTAGTGAAGAATCTTCCTGATGAGATCAAGCAGGAGCTGCAAGAACTCGACAACGAGGTTAAGAAGCTGGTGAAGCTTGAAAAAGGCAAAGTAGAGAAAGGCGATAAAGAAGGTGCAGAAGGCACAGAAGGAGAGAAGCCAATATTGAAAGGGTTAACTCCGGAACAGCGTGAGTACTTCGAAAAGATGATGAAGCGCGTTGAAGAAGCTGAGAAACTTGCAAAGCAGGAAAGAGACGCCCGAATCGAAAGAGAATTTATCGAGAAAGCTTCTAAGTTTAAATATTTGCCTATAAATCCTCAAGAATTCGGCAAGGTAATGAAGTCTCTATATGAAACTAACTCCGAGCAATATAAAGAAGTCGAGAAAGTACTGCAGGCCGCAGACAAGCAGTTGGAGAAGAGCAAGATGTTCGATGAGATTGGGCTCAACCAGGAAGGAGACAGCGAAGCTAGCACAGCACTGCATAAGAAAGCAGAGGAAATTATGAAGTCCGACTCTAAGCTGACAAGAGAGCAGGCCTTCCTGAAAGCAGTAGAGCAGAATCCAGAGCTGTATGAACAATACAAACGCGAAATGTTATGATTAGTAAACTAAAATTGGAGGTGTAATTAGATGCCTAAGCATATTCCACTGCAAAACATCACTCTTATAGCTGGTCAGGACTTGTCTACCAAGCAGTATTATGCAGTGAAGGTAGACACGAACGGCCAGGCTGTATTAGCTGGTGCGGGTGAAAACTCCGTAGGTGTAGTTCAGAACGTGCCTGCAAGTGGTCAAGCAGCAACTGTTATGACACTTGGAATATCTCCGGTTGTGTACGGAGCCTCGATCAC